CTTATGTAATTATAATCACCATATCTTAATTCACTATTTAATGCTTGAGATGGTGTTGGTGCTTTTGAAGAATAACTTTGAATTCTTCTATAATAATCTGCTCCATCACGCATAAAAGGTTTAACAATATTTTGTTGTCCAACACCCATTTTAAATAAAGTATTATCAAATGATACGTCATTTTCTTGTTTTTGTAAACCATTTTCTTGATAAACAACATATCCAGCATCATATGTAATTGGGGAATCTAAATTATATTCAGAATTAGGATTTAATTTAGGTTTAGAATCAAGTTTATTTAATTGTTCAGGTTCATTTAATAATCCTGCTCTAGCAATATATGGATTTTCAAGTGCTTCTTCTGTTTGTTTTAATTCTTTAGATTGTAATTGTTGTACAATAGTATTTTTTATTTTATCCATATTTGCTTGGATATTAGGTTCAGATTTTAATTTATTCATTAAATTTTTATTTTGAGTTTGTTGTTCACCAATAAAATTTTCTAATTCATTTAAATTTCCAAAACCTTCAACAATATTATTATTTTTTGTATTGGTTTGTTAAGATTGTTGAGTTTGTTGATTTTGTTGATTTTGTTGATTTTGTAATTTTAATATTTCATTATCTCTTTTTAATATTTCTAATGATTTTTTTAATTCTTCTAATTCATTAGTTTTTATTGTGCTAGGATTAACATCTTGTGAATTATTATTATTATTTTTATTTGTTTTTATACATTTTAATTCATAAATATCATTATTAACAATGTCATTTAATTGAGTAGAATCTTTTTTAAAAGTACTTGAAACATTATCAATAATTTTTTCCAATGTATCTGAAATAAATGGTTCTAATTTATCTGTATTATTATTAAGTGTTTTGGATAATTGTTGTTCCATTTCAGCTTGTGATTCAGCCAATGGATTAGGAACAATATTATTTAACATATTTAAATTAAGTGTATCATTATTATTAACATCTTCATTAATTTCAACGATATTTACTTTACATTGATCACAATTTAAAGGATCTGAAGCAATATCATTAATATATATTATATTTTCAATTATCAATATAGAAACAGTTATAATTAAAGCTAAAAGTAATGATTCATATAATTTAAGATTTATAACAAACTTCAATAATAAAAACACAATTACAATTATTGAAAGAAACTTACCATAATATTTTAAATTCTGGATTAAATCAGTAGAATTCATTTATATTTATATATATAAAACATAAATAAAATTTTGCTATTAAAAATATTATAAAATTGTTTTATAGTCAATTTCAAGGGAATTTTTTTAAATTAATTTGAACTAATTAATAATTCCAAAACTTTAATAGTTGCCATAAATCCAATAATTAATAATATTAATATTAATGTTTTTTGATTATTATCATATTCTTTATAAAAGCCATTTGAACTTAAATCACCATATAAACCAAAAGCAATTACAGCTAATAAAGCATTATTTATAGATGATTCAATTAATTCATTCATTGAAATTTTTATTTGATTTATGAGATTTGCGAAAATTTGAAACATAAAATTTAATATAAAAACAAATAAAAATAAATAAATTTTATAAGATATGGCATTTTTTTTATTTTCAAAATCAAATAAAAATAAATTTATAAACATAAATAATGCTACACCCATAAAAACTAATTTTGCCAATACTAACATTTAATTTTATAATTATAATATATAGCTATAAAATAAAAAATTATAATATTTATTTGTTTATATGATAAAAATTAATATTATATATTAAAATAATTAAATATAAAATTAACACAATAATAATTAAAAATAATATCAAAAAAATAATATAATGTGGTAATATAAAATTTTTAATTTCAATAAACATTGGATCTATAAGTTCAGCTTTAATTTCATTTTTTATATCTCCTGACATAAAATTTTCTTTTATTTTATGAAATAATTTTTTAATATAATCATTTTTACTTCTATTCATTAATGTCATTATTATTAATTATATATAATTAAATTTAATTTTTTTACACACTTATCAATATAAATTTATTTACTACTTGTTTTTTTTGATGATTTTTTTGATGTTTTTTTTGGTTTTTCAGATGCTTCAGATGTATTTGATATTTCAATTGATTTTTTTGAATTTTTTTTATCTTCTAAATGTTTCAAAATTATTTTTTCTAAATCATCTAATTTAGGCATTTTTTTAACGATATTGATAATTTCATTTTCACTCATTGTTTTAAAAGTTAATATTTTATCCATTCCTCCCATTTGTGGATTTTTTTCACTAATTTGTCTATAAATATAAGCTTTAATTAATTTAGAATTTTTTTCATTTGCTTCAATTGGTTTATTTGATTGTGTTAATAAACCATTATTTAACATTCCCATAATCATTTCTAAAACATCTTTATGTATTTGTTCTTTTTGACTAATCATCATTCTTGATAATTCATTTAATTTTGATTTTGACCCTAATTCACTATCTGAATTATATATTAAATTATATTCATCAGAATTTATTGATTTAGTATTTTTATTTTGTTTAATATTATTTTTTTCTGAATCAGATATTAATTTACGGTGACCAATTATTAACTCTTTTTTTATTCCACCTCCAATTAATTTTTCTGATTCTATAACATCATTTGTTTGAATTTTTTTTATTGCTTTTAATAATGTATTTGTGTCAATTTCTGAAGTAATAGAGTAATTTTTATTTTGAGATTCTTTTCTATTTAAAAAAACATTATATTTTGATTTAGAACTTGGAACTTTAGAATCTGAAGTAGTTTCATCAATATATTTTTGTTTATCAGTATCTAATATATTTGGGCTTGTTTCGGAATCTAATTCAAAGTCTTTTTTAGATTTAGAATTATTACTTTTATCTAATAAACTAGAATTTACATTCACATCTGATGTTGGTTCATTTATATATTTGTTAATATCAATACCATTTAAATTTAAGCTTGAATCAGATTCTGCTATTTTTGTTCCCAAATTATCTGATGTTGTGTCATTAATGAATTTATTTATTTTATTTTGTGACATTATTTCAAATGGACTTGTTTCATCATCTATTTGTTGAGTATGTTTAATATTTGTTTCATTAATGTCTGATGATGTTAATATACCAGCTAATGTATCAGAGTTATTAACGGGCTTTTTAGTTTTTTTTGTTTCACTTATTTCACCATATCTTTTTTTTAAATCACTAATAAATAATTCAGTATTATCATCAATATCAGATGGATAACTGACTATTTGTGTTGGATAATTATCTCTAGAAATTGCGATAAATTGATTAGAATTCTTTTTGGGTAAATTATTTTGTTGTAATAAGTCAATAAATTTTTCAGTGTTAAGAGTATCTTCATCTGAAGAGGAACTAGATGAACTTGATGAACTTGAGGATTTATTATTTTTTTTAATTTCTGAATTTATTTGAGATTTAATTTTATTAATAAAATTATCTGTGTTTGAAAGTCCATCATAATTTTGATTATCGTCGTTATCACCATCAGTATCACCATTAGTATCATTATCATTTAAATTTAGTGAAGTCAAGTTTTGTTCTCTTTGGTTTGTCATTATTAAATTGTAAATATTCATTACATTTTGTGTAATTTTTGATTCTGATTCATTTTCTGTTCCATTTTGAATATCATCAGAATCTTTCACTCTAACAAAATTACCATTATTATCTTCAATGAGAGGGTCTCCACCACAATCTTCTATTTTTTCAGCTAAATTAGGTAGTCCATTTGTTACAGCTGTTAATATTGGTGTTTCACCTTTATTATTTTGAATATTAATGAAATTTTCACAATTTCCATTTAATGATACATCCATAAGCACATTTTCAATTTCTTTATTTTCTTCACATAAAGGTATTAATAAATGCAAACAAGTATTACCTTCGTTATTTTTACACATAAAACAACAATTATTTTCTTTAAGAATATATAAGATTAATTCTGAATTTTCATTATTTATAGATTTAAATAAATCTTCACAACTACAATTAGAATTACTTCCCTTTTGTTTTATAGTTTTTTTATTATAACTCAATTTTGATATAAATTCAGAAGATGTTGATGATAGTTCGGTTTGACCAAATTTAATTTTGTAATTTTCATTAATTTTTCTTCCAATAGAATTATTCATTATAATAAAGTATATATATATTTTTTTTTTGAAATAAATATTTTATATATATAGAATATATAATCTATAATGCAAAAAGATATAAGATTTCTTTTAGTTTTTTTAATTATTGCTATAGGTGTATTAGTATGGTTACAATGTTATCAATGTAACCCAGTACCTAATACTGGAAAATTAAATGCTGCAAATACTAATGAACATTTTACCGTTAATAACGCTCATCCAAATATTCAATCCACCAATAAAAATCAAAATCAAAATATTTTTAATATGAATAAAGGTTTAAATAAAAAAGATTTAATGGATAAAATGAGATCTTCTAAAGAAAATCAAGTTATTACTTCTAAAATTGTCGATAATATTTTAAAAAATTCTGATTCAAATGATTTAGCAAATAAATCAAGATTTTTTGACAGATCTTTATCTGAAGAATTAAGTTCATCTGAATCTGATATAGATACTTTATCTAATCCATTGGTTGGTGATGTTAATACTGATAGAAATTCTATGGCTGACCCAGATCAATTAGTTTTGGATAAATTAATTAAAGAAGTTAATACTGGAAATGACCTAATTGTTGATAATCCTAGATCTGAATTATATAGAAGTAAATCCAGAAGTATTAATTCAGCTAAAAAATACAGAAAAGTAAGTTATAAAGATTCTGACTATAGATATGATTTTAATGAAGATGGTTCTCCATCACAAGCATCACAAGATGAATTAAATTCATTATATGATAATGCTTTAGTTTTTAGAAATAATGAATATAATACAAATGGTAATTTTACTGGAATGAGTGATGATAATGACCAAACTTATGGTAATGCTAATTTAAATGATTTTAAACCTAATGGTCCTCAAACTCAACAAGAAAAAGTTATGCAACTTTATAATTCCAATGAATATTTACCAAACAACAATATGTTAGATAAACAATTAACTAAAGGATTTCAAATTTTAGATAATCCTGTTGCTGTTTCTAATCCAAATTTAATTCCAGTTCTTAAATCAATTCCTGTTAGTTCTGTTATGGGTTCAAATAAAAATCAAACTTATGATATTAGAGCAGAACCTCCTTGCCCTAAAACTGTTGTTAGTCCATTCCTTAACTCTTCTATTATGCCTGATATATACTCTACTCAAAGAGGTTGTCTATAAATTTAAAAAAATAATAAATAAAATTTTTATTCAATAAATTTATTTTTTAATGTATTTAAAAAAATAAATTATAATTCTACATTTAATAATATATTATTTACTTTAAATTTTGCTTCTTTTAAATATTCAATATTATTAGTTTCAACTCCATAATTACTAATTTTGCTATGTAAATTATGTTCAAATATAAATTCATATTTATTATTTAATGTATAATTTTTTATCTGATATTTTGCTGGAAAAGAAGCACAAATTCTAAATGGATTAAATCCTATGATTTCACCAGAAGTAAATTTAACTTTTACTTCTGAACTCATTTTTTTAATAATATCTGACTTTTCTTCCTTCGTTAATTCATCCCAAGATTTAGTTACTTGTTCTTTTTTTATTTCATTATCATTTGAAAAAGATTCAATTAATTCATCTGTTTTATCTATTTGTATAATTGTCATTTTTATAATGTAATTAATTAATATATAATATAATCATTTCAATTTTTTTTTTTGCATTTTAAATGATGTTCAAATGTGTAAAAATTGAAATTATAATCAAATAATAATTCAAGTATATATAAGATATAAAATGACAAAAAAACTGCCTAATTTTAGAATACACTGTATGCAAAAATAATTATTATTATGAAGATTTGAAAGATAAAAATTATAAAATATTTGTTTTGGATGAAAAATATTCAAATGGTTTTAATCAAAACCCTTTAAATGAGTTTGAATGTCGTATTAGAGCTGCAGGTGATGGTTATTTGATGTATAAAATAATATTAACTAAATGTGAGAAAATAAGTAAAAAAACTTATGAAACAATAGTTAAGTTCTATGGGATTGATTGTCAAATTGATGAAATCTATAATGTATTAGACAATAAACGACCTGCATTTGAAAATTAAATAAAAAATAGTCGTTTTTAAATGTCCAAGTGTAAATATAAAATTTAGTCTATATTAATAGTTTTTTCTAATTTATCAATCCAACCTAAAAATTCTAACATAACTTCTTTATGAAGAATATTTATTCCAGGACTACAATTAACTTCAAGAACAAATAATTGATTATTTTCATTTAAAATAAAATCCCATCCTGTTAACATAACTTGGTTTTTTGAATTAGATATTTGATTAAATGGTTCTAAACTATTTAATATGTCTTGCACAATTTTATCCATTTGATTATACATTTGGTTATTTTTATAATTAAATTGTTCTGAATATAGAGATGTATTTGTTAAAGAACCTTCATTTTTACTTATATCAAATGGAATAGTACTTATTCTTTTTATAAATGTTGGACATATGTAATATTCTAAATTTGAACTTATTCCAATCCATACACGAAAATCATATTTATATTTTTTTTCATTTATTACTACTAATGGAGTAATTATTTCTGGACATATTGTATGATCTTTAATTTGGTATTGAGGTTTTGAATTCAAAATAATTATTCCTTTTCCACAAGATCCATCATTTGGTTTAATATAATATCGACAATTTGGAGTTGGTTGTGGATAATATTCTTTTTTATTTAAAATTTTTTCAAATGAATCTTTTCTAAATAAAGGAATTAGATTTTCAATTAATAATTCCCATTTTATAACATTAAAGCTTAATGGTATATTATACAATAATTCCCAAGATGATTTTACCTTTGATAATGATGATAATATTTGTTCATTTTGATTTGAATAAAAATTAGAATTTAACATATTTATAGTTTTTTATATCTAATTTATCTCTGTAAAAAATTGATTGATATTTATGTTTATATTATAAAATTCAATTTTTATAATATCACGATTTAAAAATTTTTTTTTAATTTTTTACCCTCATTATATAATGTGGTTTTAAATGTATTGTATGTTTTTTTTTGAAAATCTTCACATCTTTTAATGAAATTATTATTGATATTTTCATTGTTATCATCTTCTTTTAATTCTTCAATAAATTCTGAATCAATCATATTTGTATATTTTTCTATTGTGTTTAATCTATCATTTAAATTTTGATTATTTGGATATTTAGTCCTAAATTTGTTTATTGTATTTGTTGAAAATAAAACAACTCTATCCATTATTTCTGGAATTTTATCAACAGATGATAATTTCCATTCTCCGTCTTCCCACACCATACATTTTTCTCTATTTATATCTGATATATAAATATTTGATAATTGTGGATATAATGGATTAAAATGAATAATTTTTAATATTTCATCAGGTATTTTAACGCCAGATATAAGATTATTTTTAATAACTCTTTCTAAAAATATTTTATTATCAATGATATTTAAATCTTCTTTTCCAAAATTAACCATTACTATATTATTTTGTGTATTTATTGTATTTGTTGTATTTGTTATTAAGTTATTATTATTAGTAATTTGTTGATTATTTATTATTTTGGATGGTTTAATTTTATTGTTGGTTTTTATTAATTTATCTAGTTTATCCATTAATAATTTATTTTGTTTTTTAAGTTCATTTATTTCTTCTTTATTTTGTTTGTCTTTATCTAATAATAATTTAAAAATATTTTCTTTTTGATTATCGTTTTCTTTTTTAATTTTACAGTTACCATTTACGTGTCTAGCAAGTGTATATTTTGAACTATAATTTTTATTACAATAAGAACAGGATAAATTAACTGAATCTAAATTATCAGTATTTAAATTATTTTGTTCTTTTATGGGTTTTTTTTCATTTTGGCAAATTTCTGCAAATATTGGTAAATTATTGTCAATTTTTATGTTGGTATTTTTATTTTGGCTACAGTCAAATTTTTTATTTAAATGTTTATCATATGATGATTTTCTATCAAATATGGCATTACATTTTGGACAACATCTATTAACCATATATACTTAGGGGAATATTTATTATATAATTATCTGATATATTTTTAAATTGATTTTTTTATTAATTTTTTAATAATTTATATATTTTTGCAACTTTTATGCATCTTTTATTGTTTTATATTTGAATAATTTTAATCTGATAGTAAATTAAAAGCATCTGCAATTGGTTTAATAAATAATTTTATATCTGCACCAATTGGTAAAATAAATCTATCTCTACATTCTATTTCTTTATATTTATTCAGTTTGTTTAATACTATATCTTCTGCTATCTTCATTTGAATTTCATCTTTAAATGATTTTGAATAAATAACCTCATGTGTTTGTAATTTATCATAGGTACTTAGTCTTTCAACCAAATTCTTTGCTTTTCCTATTGTATATGTTCTTTTAGATTTTGTGTATTCATTTGTTATTATATAAACTACATTAACAGACTCGTCATATTTATTTCTAGTTTGTCTTTTCAAAATCATATTTTCTAAAACTTTAATTCTTTTATCACGGTCTTTAATAATATTTTCTTGTTCTTTAAGTATTTTAAGATTAACTTCTACTTTACCTTCAGTAAATAATTTTCTAATCCAATGACTAACTTGAAGTGCAAATTTAGGGCTAATCCATTGGGCTAATTGAATTGCTAAATCACTATGTATCCAAGTTCCTTGTTCAAAATTAATACTATTACCCTTTTTAATGTCTATTAAAAGTGATGCCGGAATTCCGGCATCACTTGCAAATACACATATTAATTCTTTGGTTGACTCAAGATTAATCCAATGTGAAAATTTTTTACCTCCAGCTTTACATAGTTGAGTTGCATTAATATAACCATCAGACTTTCTGTACTCAATAACATTTTGATTTAAAATTAGTGTCATAGGCTTTTTATTATCAGTTTGTTCAATTTCAATATTTGCATTTTTCTCAATTAAATCATTAAAATCATCATTTGGGATATTTGATTTAAAATTATTACTATTATTTTTGACCACAATAAATTCTTCAAGTTGTTTATCTTTTTGAATTATTTGTTCAACTAATTGGGATGAAATTGATAAATTTGTATTAGCTGGTATAGTACTTTCTAATTTTTTAATTGTTTTATGAATTTGATTAATTTGATTATTTTTAACAACCAAATCACTAACTTTGTCAATTTTTTCAGCTAATATTTTATTTTGTTTTTTAAGTTCTTCAATTATTTTATCTTTATTATCATTTTTTTGATTATCAAATTGTTTTTTAACTTTGCAACCGCTATTTATATGTCTAGCAAGTGTATATTTTGAACTGTAATATTTCTTACAATAAGAACAAAATAAATTAACTGAATCCGAATTAATTATATCATTATTTATAGTATTTGCATAATTATTTTGATTTTGGCAAATTTGTGCTAAATTTGGCAAATTATTCTCAATATTATTATTTTCAATATAATTTTTACTACAGTCAAACTTTTTATTAATGTGTTTATCATATGATGACTTTCTATCAAATATAACATTACATTTTGGACATGACCTTTTAACCATATATACTTTTATTTATAATTTTATATATTTAATTTACTTTTATATTGATTTTAATACAAATTTAAATATATTATTTAAATAAAAAAAAGCATCTTTTTTGCATAATTTTGCACCAAAATTTTGCATCTTTTGTTAATTTTTTATTGCATCTTTTTTGTTTTTATAGGGTATAATACTTTATTTTTTTATTATATTTTTCATTTTAATACATATAATAACTTTTTATTTTTTATAGTACTTGAGAGAGAGTTGGAAAAGTGAAAAAAATCGTTAGAACATTAGATTTAGGATTTTTTTAAAAAAACATTAAAAACATAATAATAATACTTTTATCACTCAATAAATATTTAATTTGTATAATCATATATATATAAATAAATACAATGCAAAAACAACACGATATAATTAAATGTTACTATAGACCAACTGATTTAACCCAATATCAAAATTTACAAGAAACTATTTTATTTGGCTCAACATTATTTAATGATCCTATTGGAAATGGATTTTATATTTTAAGTTTGTATCAATTGTTTAAACAAAATCAAAAAAACATTTTTGATATTGAAAATGGTGTATATTATTTTGATGATCCCAATGATTTAAGAAAAAAACATTGTATATATTTTATTTTTTCTGCTTATGATTCATCAATAAATGATACTTTAAATCCTAATACTGATTTAACATTTCAAATTTTAGGAGGAAGTGGTAAATATTTGGGAGCAACTGGAACTATTAATTTCATAACAGACACAAATAATGTTAGACATATTACTTTGGATATATTTTATTAAAAAATTTGAATTTATTAAATAATAATTAATTAAACAATTAATTATTAATCATTAGTATCAAATGGACTTGGAACAATATTTAACTGAAAATTTTGATGAAATATTAGATAATTCTGATAATTATGTTAGTTCACATAAAAAAGTAATTATTAATGAATCAAATAATAATATTATTCATATAGAAAAAAATTATGATACAAATAATCAATTAGAATATGAGGATCTAGATGAAAAAGAATATATGGATTATAATTATGAATATTATGATGATTCTAATGAATACTATGATAAAGATTATGAAAATAATAGTGATACAGACAGTACAAATGTTAATTATGATGATAAATCAAATTCTAATAATCAAAATTATAATATTCAAAATTATGATAATCAAAATGAAGATGATTATACTGAAGATATTATTGATGAATTATATGAAAAAATGCATGATTCATTTAAAAAAAATATCGATTCTATAGAGTCACATAATAATTATGAAAACAAAGAAATAGATATGAATGATGATGGGTATTATTATTTTAATTTGATAAATGTATTTATTAAATATTATAATAACAAATATGATAAAATTGAACATTTTTTTTCAAATATAAATGATTTTGAAAAAGATACAACAAATCAAATGGAATTATTTTTTGATGCGATTATAGAACATAAAATGATGTGTGAACAAATGGAATTAGATAATTGTGATGCTATGAAGGAAATTTATTCAGAATTAGAACCAGAAAAAATTTCACAAATGTTTGAAAAATGGAATAAACAAATATATATGTTTGAATTAGATGAAATTAAATTATTTAGTCCATCTCTTATAGTATGTTTAAATTACATATTTGAAGAAAATATTTTAAATTCTAATTGGAATATTTATAATTTAAGAGATAATTAAACATTGTTAATTAAATATATTTTTTTATTCAAATAAAAATAAATTAAAATTTTGACAATAATATTTAAGTATATATATATAATTTTATTATGAACGATAAAAACTTAATCCAAAAAATTCAATCTGATTTAAGTAAATCAAATGCTAAAATTATTAATAATAATGATAATATGTCAACTATTCAAAAAAAATTTAGTTCCAAATATACTGAAGATATTTCAGATAGTGATGATGATTTAACCTCATATAAAAATAGAAATAATAAAATGATTAGTGATTTACCAGATAATAATGTGGTTTCTAATAAAAATATAAAAAAAACAAAAAATGTAAAATCAACAAAAAAAGACAATAATTCTGTTTCAGAACTCAATTCTAATTTATCAAATTCTGAATTAGGTTCTGAATCAGATTCAGAACACGAATATGAATATACAGAAGAATTTAAAAAAAAAGTTAAAGAATATGTAAAAAATGATGATAGAATAAGAGAATTACAAACTGAATTAAAATTATTAAATGGTGCAAAAAAAAATGCTGAAACAGAAATTTTAAAACATTTAGAACGTTTGGGTGAATCAAACGTAAATATAACTGGGGGGAAATTAAGAATAAACCAATATGAATCTAAAGAAGGATTAAAGGAAGATTTAATTAAAGAAGCATTAGGTGAAAAAATAAAAGATCCAGCAATTATTGATTTTATTTTTGAAAAAATTAATGAAAAAAGAATAGCAAATGGTAAAGTTCAAAAATCATTAAAAAGAACTTTTGAAAGAGGAGATAAAAAGAAAGATAATAAAAAATAATTTTTAAATAATATTTTATAGTAATTTTTAATTATTTTAACTAAAATAATTAAAAATAATTTTATAATTAGGATATTTTAAATGTAAATTTTTTTAACGAGTAACAATTAACATATTGGGAATTAATTTAATATTTGTAAAAGGAACAAATGATGAAACAAATGTTGGCATAACTACATTAGGAACACCATAAATAGTAGGATAATAAGTTAAAAGTAAATCTTTATGTGTTTTACCGGCTGGAAAAGTAAAAACAAGTTCAGATGAAGAAGAAGATGAAGAAGATGATGAATCATCATCGCGATGTCTATGTTTTTTTCCTCCTTCTTGATTTAATTCATTTAAAAAAGATTTTTCATCAACTTTTTTTCCTTTAAATTGTTTTAAATTATATCTAACTTTATCATCTTCAATTGATTCTTTAATTACAAAATGAGATAATTTTGAATTTCCTGCTTCTTGAATTGAAAAATAAAATTTAGGAGTGTAATTTTTAATATTAGATGATAATTTGGACCAAATATCTTCAGCAGCTTCAGAACAATTTTTTTTACTAGATTTAATACTAGAATTAGATAATTTCGGATTTACAAGAATATAACCCATTAAATATATTAATTAGTTTATAAAAAAATTTTAAATAATATATATTTTTTAAAATTATATATTATTATTTATTATGATTTTTATTAATTAGTTAGTTAAACATATCTTTTGTAAAAATATATTTTATCATAAAAAAATTGATTTATTTTAAGTAATTAAATAGATTTATATATAATTTAACTATAGTTAAATGATAATTAATAATAATAAAAATGATTATTACTTATATTTTGAATTATCGGAAATAAATGTAATTAAATTTTTATTTGAATCTTTGGATAAAAATGTAGATATTATCAGATTAATTTTATCAAAAGAAAAAAAAAATACAGAACTTGAAATAACTTGTACCAATTCAACACGTTCATTTTATTTTAAAAGTAAATTTGGTAACGAATTAATTAAAAATTTTTATTGTGTTGATAATAAAATAGAAATAGAATTATTACCAAATGATTTAGTTAATATTTTAAAATCATATGATTTAACAGATAATTTATTGTTATTTTATGTTTATAATGAAGAAAATAAAAAAAATACAATGGTTATTGAATTTAAACAATTGGATTTAAAAATAGATAGTGATTCAGATAGCGATAACAATATTAATAAAACAAAGAAAAAAAAAACAACAAAAA